AATTTGAGGTTCTATAGCAATCACATTACCTTTAAAGCATTTCTTTGAGAAGTATACAGAATGAGTTCCAATGTTAGCTCCAACATCAATCACATTGGAAGTTTCAGTAAGAAATTTGTCAAACAAATCAAGCTCTTGTTGAGCCCAGTCACCATAATGTTTAAGACAAGCCCCTATAGGGTCATCATTGAAGAAAAATACAAAATTACCATTTCTGGCTTGAGCATTAGTTAGGAATGTTTGATTCATAGTATTGGTTGCGGGGGAAGGAATCGAACCTACGGCCTCTGGATTATGAGTCCAGCGCGCTACCGCTGCGCTACCCCGCTTCTGTAATTTTAAGATGTTTACGATGGATTTTACACATTACCCAAGAATTATAATACATTTTTGGATTTAAGAGAACATCATATTCGAATTGATATTTAGCCTCATAGTACGAACACTCACCCTTGTTACAACAAAATTTTAATATCTCTCTAAAAAACTTATTTTTTCCTAAAAGCTGTACATCGGAAAGAAGCTCTTCATTAGATCCAAAATAATCTTTCCAATCAGATTCTACTTTATATTTTTTCTTCTTACCTTTGACTTGTTTGGTTTTTTGTGAATAGAAAAGTTTTTTTCCGATGTACTTTTTGTCGTTAGTTACATTAGTAATCATGTAAACAAAACCATAGTAGTTATCAGGAATAGCTACTATGTCTTCGTATATGTCACCTGTTTTATATACCCAATCGTTATTAAATGTTGTCGTCATCAAAAAACTCTTCGTCCATATCATCTTCTATCATAGACCCACAGTAAGGACAAAAAGTTATATCTTCATCAGTATTGTAACCTTCTACAGTAAATTCAGCATTACAAGATCTACACTCTTGAATTATTTTTTCATCACCTATCATATTCTATCTCCACATAGTAACTTGAAAACTTTGTTTCTTGTTGTATTGGGATCATTCATGTCTGATATGAATTCTCCAAACTTATAGCTTTGAGAGTATACAACTACTCCTTTACTTGTTACATACCATTGGTCTGCTACATATAAAATTCTTTCTTTGCAAACCAAATAACCATGGGTATATATCTTCTTTACAAGAAAAGGTAGACCGTCGAACTTTTCTTCTTGACCGTCTTTGTAGACTGTAACACCATGGAGAACATATTCATCTTTGATTTGTTCAACCATATACTTATCAATGTAAAGATCCCATGATACTGCTGAACCTATGAATTTCCAATCCCTCTCATCATCAAGTAGTATTAATTGACCACTTTGATCTCTGTAGAACGTCAGACTGTATTGTGTGGTATTTGCAGAGGATGTCAATGCTGTAATTAGCAGCAGTAACATGATAAAGAATGCTGCTATAATTTTCATTTTACACTCCTTGGTGTGGAGTGAGTATTTATCATTATAAAAAAAGGCGCCTAAGCGCCTTTAATTTAGAAGTTGAACTGACGTTCCTTATTTCCAAATTGGATTACCGTCTGGACCACGGAAGTCTTTCTTCCAGTTTTCCTGTACGAGTTTGATTACATCTTGTGGCATGTGAACATATTCTAGCTCTGTTGACATTTGACCACCGTTCTTGTAACTCCAATCAAAGAATTTAAGAACTGCACGACCTGTTAATGCATCTGCTTGTTGTTTGTGCATTATAATGAAACTTGCACCTGTTGCTGGCCAAGCCTCCTTACCTGTTTGCCATGTTAGTAGCAAGTACATTCCTGGAGCATTGTTCCAATCAGCATTAGCGGCAGCTGCTTTGAATGTAGTGTCATCAGGCAATACAAAGTTGCCGTCACGATTCTTTACGGCTGCATAAGGAATTTTGTTACGCTTAGCATATGCATATTCAACATATCCAAATGCACCTTTCAGCCTCTGTACTTGTGCTGCAACACCTTCGTTACCTTTACCGCCTACCCCTACTGGCCATTTAACTGCTGTACCTTCACCTACAGACTTAGCAAACTCTGCGTTAGCTTTACCCAAGAAGTTTGTCCAGATAAATGTGGTACCTGAACCATCAGCACGGTGCACGACTGTAATGTTCATGGCAGGTAAATTTACACCTGGATTGATTTCTGCAATTGCTTTGTCATTCCATTTTGTAATTTTACCAAGATGAATGTTAGCAATAATGTCTGGAGTCAGTTTCAACTTACCAGCATCGATGCCGTCTAGATTAAACACTGGCACAACTCCACCAATGATGGCTGGAAATTGTACTAAACCTTCCTTATCAAGCTCATCTTTCTTCAATGGCATATCGCTTGCACCAAAGTCAACTGTCTTGGCTTTGATCTGACGAATACCGCCACCTGAACCGATAGATTGATAATTCAATCCAATACCAGTCTGTGCTTTGTATGCCTCTGCCCACTTAGCATAGATTGGAAATGGGAATGTTGCTCCTGCCCCAGTAAATTCAGCAGCATTTACAACACCAGATAATAATAGTAAGGATAGTAATAGCTTTTTCATGCTTTCTCCTAATTGTTGATAATATCTAATTTCATAGATTGGTAATATTTGATCCTCATAACAAAAGAGCCCGCCGTAGCACGAAGCTACGACAGGCTCTGACTTTGACCCTAGTGGTCTTCTTTATTTATGTTTATGCAGCTTTCGCCCAAACATCTTCCCACGTTCCACTCAACGCCCCTTTAGCATAGTCGGTTGCTCTATTCTCAAAGAAGTTTGTATGAGTAGGTGCATTGATCATTTCTTCTACCCATGGCAATGGATTTTTCTTTACTTTGAAAATCCCTTTAAGACCAAGAGAAATAAGCCTACGGTCAGCAATGTAGCGAATATAGCGCTTAACATCTTCTGCATTGAGATCCTCCATTGAACCTAGTGAGAAGGCTAGGTCAATGAACTTGTCCTCAAGCTCGACCATCTTCTCTGCGATCGTATATATTCTACTTTTCAGATCATCGTTCCAAATATTTCTGTTTTCTTCAACATACGTTCTGAATAACTTAATCATCGACTCGGCGTGCATTGTTTCGTCAACAATCGACCATGTAACGATCTGTCCCATCCCTTTCATTTTACCGTGGCGTGGGAAGTTAAGTAGCATGATAAAGGAACTGAATAGTTGCATCCCTTCGGTGAAAGCAGAGAATACTGCAATATGAGTAGCAGTAGTAGCAGCATCACCACTCTGTGAGCTAAGATCAAGAATGTAATCATGCTTATCTTTCATCTCCTGATACTGTAAGAACTCGTTGTAAGTTGACTCTGGCATACCAAGTGTTTCAATCAAATGACTGTATGCTGCAATGTGCAATGCTTCTCTGGCAGCAAATCCAGCCAACATCATCCTGACCTCTGGCTGTGGGAAGTGTGGAAGATAGTTCTTTACATATCCACCAGCCACATCAACATCACCCTGTGTAAAGAATCTAAAGATATGTGTCAAGAATTGTTTCTCTTGATCTGTTAGTTTGTTTTTCCAATCCTTGACGTCCTCGAGCATAGGAACTTCTGTGTGCATCCAATGGCTCTGCTCGTGTTTCAACCAGGCATCGTATGCCCATGGATAGTGAAATGGTTTAAAGTTGTTTCTCTCGTCCGTTAGTTTTAGTTTTTGTTTAGACATTAATGAATTCCTCTAGTTCTTGTTTTGTTTTGTTTCCACTTATTCTCTTTACTTCTTTCCCATCCTCAAGCATGACGAGGGTAGGAACATTACGAATGTTGTGTAGTATTGCTACTCGTGGTTCTTCATCAACATCTACTACTTTGATTGGAACATTGGTATCAATACTTTCCAATGTTTTTGCTAGCATCTTGCAAGGACCACACCATGTTGCTGTGAATCTCAAAATCTCTGTCATTAATTTTCCTTTACTTTACTGGCCAATGTTTATTGTATCTTTCAAAATAGAAAGTCAGATCTTCCTTTTCGTCGTCGTAGTACTCACCAACATAATCTGATTTCACAATACTGTGAATATTTTCACACAGTGTTACTAAAGTTATTTTGTCTCTTCCAAACCCCAACTCTCTAAACTCTTCTAAGATCCATTTCCAATTACCACCACGGATAATACCTGCTTCTACGACTACAAACTGTTTATAATTTTTATGGCTCAAATGCCAATGCATGTCATAGTGAAACTTTTCTATAACGTACTCATATGGTTCGCCAGGATATGTAACTTCAATTGGAATGATTGGAATAATCTCACCTTTCACAGACCAAGCATGAGCAAAGTGCATAGCAGCTGTCCCTGCAAAGTCTACTGAGGCCTGAATTATAGCAGTTGTATCCGGATGAAAGTCTTCATTATTGACAAACGTAATGAGTCTATCAATTAATTCTTTCTCTTTTTCACGTGTAATATAATGTAATGGTCTCATACTTTATTCTTTTTAGCAATTGAATCTTTGAGCATTGATTTAATAATTAGCAACACTCTTCCTTTTTCTCTTTCCGTCAAATGCTGTACAAGCATTAGTTTATCATCATAACTTTTTGCATTGTCTAGGAACTCTTCTGGAACAGCTAGCTTTTTCTTCTTAGGTTTAAACTTTTTTAAGTCGGTTTTGATATCGTCTGACATTTATTCTTTCTGTGGTGTCGCATCTACACAAGTCTCACCATTGAAAATATAAACATTAGAAAAGATGCTTTTTTGTTCGAACAATTGATTATTGTAGCACTTGTAGGGGTCTTTCATGTTTAGAAAAAACATATACCCTCCATAACTTATCCCACCAATAAGTAAGAGAATAGGAATATACTTTAAATACTTGACTACTTCAGGGAGAGCTTGAAGGATCTGAGGGAGGAACTTAAGTAGTTCTTTCATTATTTATTCTATCGTTGACTATTTTCCAATCAATCACTTTCCAGATATTGTCAAGATATTGTTCTTTATCAGCTTGATAATCAAGTGCCCAGGCATGCTCCCACCAGTCTATTAATAGCGCAATGTTAGGAACTACTTGATGATTAACAATCACATCAATGTCGCCAGATGTATCCATGTAGATCCACCCTGACCCTTGAATCTTCATAGCAACATTTTTGATTGTTTTTTTAAAGTTATCAAAGCTATCATAGTCTTTGTTAATTATTTCTTCGCTTATACCAAAAGGTTTGTTATCTTCGGTAGGTATTTTCAGTTGCGGAAAAAAGATGTTGTGGAGATATGCTCCAGCAATGTTGAATTTGGGGTCCCCTTCACCTTTATTAAACTTTTTGACATACCCTGCAGCTAGAGTAGCGTAATGGTAGTCAATTGTAGCTTTACTCATCACTCCCTCAAGCTCATTATCCTTGACAGGAAGTGGTTCTAGAACTAAGTTATCTTTCTCCTCTACAAAATGAGAAAAGTTTTTCATTTCTTTTTACCTTTTTCTAACATATGTAATACTTCTTTGTGATAGTTGATTTCTTTGACCACATGCTCCATTTGTGCATATAGGGACAAAAGTTTGATTCGATACTCTTCGATCAAAACATCATTTTCTTTCTTCTTTGTTTTTTTGTTTGGGAAGTTCAATATCTCTGCCATCTTTATCCTCTACTTGCTTCTCAATGGCCGGCTTATCTTTCTGTTTATCGGGAAAAGCCTTGTCCATTGCCCAGTTAGCACCCATCCAACCCATTGCTGAGAAGAACCCCCACACTATCATATAAGGTATTTCACCTACCATATCAATTCTCCATCAATCTATTTACAAAGTCAAGAAGTATGTGATGTTTATTACCTGTCCAGCGTTTTTTCATCCATGAATAGTTTTCATACCAATGTTGCTCCGCTTCAGGGTGACATCCTATCAATCCAATATTATTTTGAATGATTGCCATAGCATCTCCGTTAGGATATCTAGCTACTACATCATACAAAGATTCATCACCGGTTATCGCACATCCATCAAAAAAGAACAATTCTTCAGGTTGACCATTCCAAGTAACTTTCATTTGTTTTGCATGAGGTCGTCTTGTGTCGGTATTGGGACGAGTTATGTATTGATCAACTCTGAAATCCATTGATAAGTTAAAGTAATCAGGTCCCGCCCAATAAGCTCCCATGCATACACCCAGATAACACCCACCACGATCAACGAAACTACGAATGCGGTTGACGTGGGATTCAAGTAGCTTATTCCAACTATCGGAATCACCAGTACCACCAGGAAAAGCGACCATGTCAACATCATCAAAAAAGTTATCTTCAAGTTCATGTTTAGTAAATACCTTAAATCTATAATATGGAGTCAGAGCTTTAATTATACCATTACCTGACTGCACCGAACATTTTGGTTGGTGTAGAAAAATTGCAATAGTTTTCATTTAAACAGTAAACGAAGAACCACACCCACAAGTAGCCTTTACATTAGGATTCTTAATTTTAAACTCAGCACCCATCAATGACGTTTCATAATCAATCTCTGCTTCATTGAGATACTGCATACTCATTGTATCAACAACTATCTGTATACCATCTTTCTCAAAAGTGAAATCATCTTCAGCTGGCGGATTATCTTCCATAGTAAATCCATATTGAAAACCAGAGCAACCACCACCCTGTACGAATATCCTCAGCTTAAGAGTGGGATCTTCTTCATCGATAATGGATCTAATTTTACTTGCAGCTGCACTTGTTATGTTTATCATTATTTTCCTTTAAAGCTACTGCACATCATCTCAAATTCTGCTTGCTTAGTTTGAACTTGTCCATATGATGCCTTTGGATTTCTCTGTCTATATTCTTCTTTTTGTCTTTCAATACAAAGGTCGTACTCTGAAGAACATCCGACCAAAAAAGTAACAAATAACAACATTACTCTCATTTATATTCTCCTATTTGTTTGACATATACTCGTACATTAGAATTAAAGAGAAGACTGTAATACACCCCATAAGTAAACATCCTAACGTAAAACCAAAAAGAAAATAAACTGTAAATGGATCCATTAGTTTCTTTTTATCCAATCATGAAAAATATACCTGTCATAATATTTGTAAAAATATTCTAGTCCTTTTTCCATAGGATCATGAACCAATCCATAATCATTAAAGTTTACACTATTGAGATGTTTTCTTCCTTCATCCATTCTTTCAGCAATCATATCATCCTCAAAGCAGGTTTCCATATACGCTGCTTGATGGGCTTCTACAAACTCTAATTCAAAATGAGCAATTTCTTCTGGATAGTAAAAATCTACAATGTTTCTCGTCTTTTCTGGAGTAATTGGCCATACTGTAGAAATAACCAACACCTCGGGATACCACTCAACCATAACATTAGGGTAGATTGTTAACCATATTGCTCCAAATTCAGGAACGGATCCTTTTCTATAATCCATTAGAACCCTTTGCCATTCTTTGTATGTTTTTGTACCACCTAACAATAACTTGTTTTTTACCCCAACAGACTGAACAGAATACCATTCTCCAAACTGCCAATCAAGCTGACTACAATCTACAAAGTTACCTAGTCCAGGGTGGAAAGGATCAACATGATAATCATCTAAATATACTTCAATGAAAGTTTTCCAATTATAATTACACTCATGAATTTTTCTTGAGTGAAATACATATCCATCAAACTTAAAACGATCCGACAATCTCATATTATTGAGATCACTAACAATGTCTGCTCTGTTGCTTTCAAAGACAATCCCATTCCATGTTTGTGTACTAAAACTACGAAGATGAGTTTCTGGACATGGATCAAAATGGGGAGCGCCTATCAATCTACCTGTTTTATCATATGTCCATCCATGTAAAGGACACGTAATATTTGATGCTGATCCTGTTCCTTTGAGGATTGTTGCTTGTCTATGTCTACATACATTCGACATACACTTTATTCCCTCATTAGTATTGATCAAAAATCTGCCATCCCCCTCATGATCAATGACGGAGAAGTTATTTATTTCAGGAACTAGTTGAGCGTGTCCAAGATACTTAGCATGTTCAAAAAGAATATGTTCTCTCTCAAGAATTTTTTGATCAAAATAGAAGTGAGAAGGTTTCATATTTCTTAAAATAAATTACGCTAAAGCGTTCCAGAATTTATTAAAGAACTTGGTGTTATGGTAATGAAGATTTCTTCTATACTTGTGTCTGATTTTCATTACCTTTACAAGTTCGTCTTTTGATGATTCCATTTTAAAACTAGAACGACGTATTAAGAATCTACGTACTACCTTTAGCCTTCGCATGCTAAGCATTCGTTACCCTCCGCAAGTGCTCTGATATCAATCTCTTCAATTACCTGACGCTCGATCTTTTTAGATACTTTGTCTGCTTTTGCCAATTTCTCACTTCTGCAATAGTAAAGACTCTTTAATCCTTGCTTCCATGCCTGAAAGTGTACTGCATGGAGGTACTTAATATTTACATCTGGTCTAAAAAAGAGGTTAACTGACTGAGCTTGATCAATATACTCTTGGCGATCGGCTGCGTGTTGAACTAGCCAGCGTTGGTCAATTTCCATCGATGTCTTAAACACATCCTTTGTCCAGTCATCCATCCAATCAAGATGTTGAATAGACCCATCATTTGCAATAATTGAGGACCAGATCTCATCGTAGTCAAGATCTTTATTAACATCACAAGACCTACGAATAATTGCATCTAACCATCTATTCTTGTTGAGGTGTGCCCCTGAGAGTGTATCCTGTCTATATGCATTTGCTCTGTAAGGCTCGATACTAGGGCTAGTGTTACCCATGATGATAGAAGAGCTAGCATTGGGTGCAACAGCCATGAGATGGCTGAAGCGCAAACCAGTGCCTGCAGCATCCGGCGCTTCCCCACGCTCAGCACCAAGTTGTAGGTTGGCTTCATCTAGCTTACTCCTGATGTGCTTGAAGATTTGTTTGTTTCTTCCAACAGCCATCGACGATTCCCATGGTATATTATTCTTCTGTAGATAAGCATGATAACCAAGAGCCCCCACACCAATGCTGCGCTCCTGGCTGGCAGAGTATATCGCTCGAGAAATAGCGCTAGGAGCATTGTCAATAAAGTACTGAAGTACATTATCCAACATCTCAGCGATGTCCCGAAGAAAAAGCTCATTATTTTTCCATTCATCATAATACTCCAAATTGACGGAAGATAAGCAGCACACTGCTGTTCTATCTTTATCAGTAGGTAAAATAATCTCAGAACATAAGTTAGATTGTCTTACTTTTAGACCTCTATCCTTCAAATGTTTAGGAAGATGTTTATTACTTGTATCGATAAAATGAAGATATGGTTCACCAGTATGCATTCTAAGTTCAAGGATTTGTTGCCATAAATGCTTAGCAGAAACGACTTCACGAACTTGCCTATCATGAGGATCCTTAAGTTCCCAACTATCATCTGCTTCTGGATCCAACATGCACTTCTCAATCAGGTGCATGAAATCATCTGTGATATTTAAACCATGATGTAGATTCAGTGCTCTCATGTTTGGATCACCAGTAGGCTTTCTCATATCCAAGAATAAAGCAATATCAGGGTGATCAATATCTAGATAAGCTGCATATGAGCCACGACGAGTTCTTCCTTGTCTATACGCTAATGAAGAAGCATCATAGATTCTAAGGTGTGGCATTACACCTGTAGATTTTTCATCAGCAGAGCGAATACCAAATCCAATACCAACCCCACCTCCGAGCATGGATAACCAATTTGTTTCTGATAGATTATCAACAAGACCAGCAGAACTATCGTGCATGTAGTTGAGGAAGCAAGATATGGGTAATCCTTTTTGTGTTCTTCCAAATGAGAGAATGGGTGTCGAATAAGATAACCAGTGTTTTGACGAATAGTCGTACAATCGTTGAGCGTGTTCTTGATTTGATGCAAATGCCTTTGATACGTAAGCAAATCTATGTTGTGGAGATTGTTCGGAATCAAGCATATACGATTCACGAAGTCTTTTTAAACCATGTTCATCAAATAATTTATCTCTTTCTAGATCTATTTCAATATTATACTGTGGAAATTGTTTTGGTTTTGGAACAACAGAAAGATGCATCTCTACCTCATTATTGTTATTGTTGTACATACTCAGCAATCATAGGAAATATTTTAGAAAGTTCAACAGCACACGCTCTAGCTACGTCAGCATGTTCTTTTTGTGTACCATTACCAGTGCGTAGTTCGATATAGTGGATCCAAGATCTTATCGTACCCTGCATGTAAATTCTTGATACAGTCAAACCTTCTGGAAGTACTACTCTTGCTTGTTCTTTTGCGATCCCATTTTTGATCGCCCACTCATAAGCTAACTTCACTCTAAGAAGAACACTAGCTTGCTCCTCTTGCCATCGTTCTTTCAAATAATCATCATCTACATCTAAACTATTCTGCCTATTGGTAGAATCTTGTAACCTTGCTTCTCTAAAAGTGAAATCTAGCTCCTGAGTAGGGTCTGCGTAACGCTGACTAAACTCCTGGAAACTAAAACTTCTGTGTCTAAGTATCTGCCTTGCAATATCTCTTGTTGTTTCTATTTCGAGACAAGCAGAAACCATTTCAAAGGGAGACCAATGTTTATGTTTAACTAGATAACGTATTAACTTCTCAGTTGTATCAGTATTCGACTGATTAGAAGGATTTGATACTCTTGCACAAAATCCTATTAAGTCCTGCACATCATCTATGTTAGCCGGTAGTGAACCACTAGGTTCCGAATAACTTATTAACTTCACTTTCATCATGTATCCATTTCTCAGTTTGTTCAAATTTTAATTCTTGTATTGTCTTTGCTTCAAATATTCTTCTTGGGTTACCACAAAGAGAACAACCTGGTCGACCACAATCCATAGCATTGTGCTTAGCAAGGCGATGAGGTTCTTTCAAATATCTCTTGTTACCACCATTTGTTTTTACTATCTTGAGTTGTTTGTTTATGTGATTGTTTGTTCTATGGATTCGATCACTACGCTTTGTTTTTTTTGGATCAATAATTTCATAATCATTCTGATATTCCTCTTCCATGCTTGCTCTCCATAGTGTGTTCTAACAGCTTCCTTGTTTTCATAACACCAATTTGTGTCTCAAGAATATTGATTGATGATGACATCATTGCGCATGCTAGCATTCTCAATTCTTCTTCTGTGTCACAATTCATAATAAGTTTATCCATCACTGCGAGATATTGCTTTGCTTTTTTTTCTATTTCTAGCATCTTTTCCAATCAGTCAGTCTTAGTTTAGCTTCTAATCCTGAATACGTGTTACAGTCGATAATCATTTTAACATCCTCTGGTTTTGTTCCTGAGAGAACAATGTCATTTATATCTTTATAAATTAACGTTGAAGGCCAAATGCACACATTATATCCTAGTTCTATTGCTTTTTCAACTACAGAGCATATGTCTTTATTTTTTGGTTCATTGTCATGAACAATAATAAACTTCTTTGGATCATCATGGAACATCTTGATACCATTAAGATTATTAGAAGACCCCATCGCTATTGCATTAGGTAAGAAAAGTGAGTCTAATGGACCTTCCGTAACATATATTTTTTCTTGTTTGTTTACTCCATCAAGACCGAATATGAGAGGTTTGTTTATATCTACGTGTATTGTTATATAACGTATTTTACTTTCACCAATCGCTCTACCAGTGAACCCTATAAGGGATCCATCCATATCTATGAATGGAATAATTAATCTAGGTTCATCTTTTTCTAACGAATCATCACTGAATTTATTTGGTACTATTGTATTAACCCATTGTTTAAACTTAGAACATAAAAATAATTTATGATGATGTTTAGATGGGATTTTCCTACTTTCAATATATTTCTTAACAGGATGATCATAACGTAAAGAAGATATCTTTGTGAGCTTTTTGAAAGCTGCTTCACGAAGGTATTTAGGAAAAACTACCTTGGAGATGTCACGTGTTTGTGCGGTTATGCCTATTTGTTTTGAAGAATATTTTTCCGATATTTTTTCTCGTTGATATTCTTCATGAAGAGACGGGTCAACCTCTTTGATGAAGTTTGCAAGGCTGAGAGACGCATGACAATTATGACAATAATAAGTAGTCTGATCACCACGCGTTAGTATGAACCCTCTTGCTTTACGCTTATCCGTTTTTGAGTCACCACAGAGAACACAACGGCAGTTGTATGTGCCGTCATGTTTTCTTTTGAAGAGGGGAAGTTTTGGGGAAAGTAAACCTAAGTACTTGTAATCAATTGGCTGCATTATATCTCCTATAGTAAGGAGATTATAGAGGATAGATATATTTACGTCAACTTATTACTTTTGCTAACTGAACTAATTGTGCTGCAAGATAACCAACTACAACTGCTCCACCGGTCATCATCCATCTCCACCTCTCAAGAGCATCTATTCGTTTATCGATCTTATTGATACAATCCATCATCAACTGATGCTGTTCTTTTTGTTCATTACGAAATTCTTTTAGATCATCCTTGATACTTTTTACTTCATGTTCCACGATAGCTATCCTTGATTGGGTGTCAAAAAGCTCCATTGACATTTTACTTCTTAGGCGCTTTTTCTGGGACTGCGGTACCTTCTAATTTTTTGTGTACTTTAATCTTTTTGCACACTTCAATTTCCTTACCGTTCTTCATCTCTTTGCGACAAACTTCCTTCATCTCACCACCAGCAAAGGCTGCGTTTGAAAGTGGTACAAAAAGAAGAGCTAAGATCATTGATAAAAATACAATTTCTTTCTTCATTTCTTTTCCTTATTAGTAAATTTTTCAGCTGTAGTGAATCCTAATCCACCTAAAACAATGTACATCATCATCTCAAACGTAGTTGGATTAACGGTCTTTCCAAAGAACATCTCTGCTATATATCCAACACCAACAAGCACAAAAGCGAGGAATGTAATCACTCGCTTACTACTTGGATTGTTTTCGCCCTCACCAGAGAGCATTTTAATAATTAGTCCCATCAGATTTCAGGCTCAGGTGCTGGTGGAGGTGCTGCTTTACCGCCAAAGCCAGTCATTACTGCGGGAGCAGGACCAGCGCTAGTTGTTTCAGTGACTGTTCTTGTTACTGTAACTGGAGCTGGTGGAGGAGCAGATGGTGGTGGTGGCTTGTTTGCAGCCTCGAGTGCTTTTGCTCTGAGATCTTTATCATCCCCTGCAAGCATGATTCCAGACAGAGTACCAGTCAGGAATGTTGCAACAGGAATAATTAGCTCAAAGAACTTATTGTCGACAGGACTCATTCCATTCATTGGCTGTGTTACAAATATGAGACTATACAGCACGACAAACACGATACCAAATAAAGTTAAACCTAAAATAATACCAATAAAAAACTTTAGCCTGGCATTCAATTCTTCAGTTGTATATTTTTCTTCTGACCATAATTGTTTAATCATTTACATTCTCCTTTACTAGGTGCAGGCTGCAGGCTTGGATTACCTGTAGTACCTCCAACCTTTTCCTTTTCATATGGTGTAAGATCCTCTGGACAAGTTCCATTAGCACTACAAATTGGTTTCTTACAAAACTCTTCGTTCCAGTTAGCTGGATCTTGACATGGATATCTGTAGCGTTCTTCACATCCCATCAACGCTACAAGCATCAGTAGGGGCAGATATTTCATTAGTGAGCTCCTAAGACATGAAGAGCATGTTCATAATGTTTAATTCTATCTTCCAAACCAATGAATCCACCATTAATCTTTCTGGTCATTGTTTTGATATCACCTGCATCAGCTTCTTTGTTTAAGTTGTTTGTTTCCCAGAACCAACATGCACTCTGCGCAGCACCTTCGAACGTTGCAAGGTATGCAGGAACATCCTCAACTCTCATTTGCAGGCTGTCCGCAAAGTTTTGATAGTTGCTTTTTCCAGTCAATTGAATAAGACCACGTCCACAATATCTGAACCCATCTCCACTGCGCTCATCGCCGTTACCCATACGGCTTGCATAGATTCTGTTAGCGATAGCTTCCTGTTTGTTTGGCTTGGATGCATATTCTGCAGCTAATGCATCTGTTGGAAAATACTTTGAGAAAAGTTTACGAAGCGATGGTGCTTTGTAATTGAGATTCTCTTTAAGAACCATAAAACCACCTGACTCATGTGCGCACTGAGCAATAAACGCAGCAATACGCTTTGGAGTATTAATTTCATACTCATCAAGAAGAGAAGAACCACCTAATTCTTGCTGAGGTCCGAATAAAGCATCATACCAGTAATCCACATAAGGATTTTTAGGGAGCAATTCCCTTAGTTGTTGTTTTGTTACATTCATGTTTCACCTTTTTAATTATAGTTTGGTGGTAAATCACGCGTAACATAATATAGACTACATTTTATTTATCTGGTTACTTCTTCCCAATCCATTGACGCATGACACGTAGTTGTATTGGTATCAGAAGTAGCACATAAGCTAACTTCAAAAGGAGTATTAGTTAAACCATTTCGTTCCAATTGAAATTTGAAAAGAGCTTCTCTGAGAATATCCACAGGGATTTTTGCTTGAGTTGACGCTGATGTAAATCCAGAAGCAAGAATACGACCTCCAGATACAGTTCCTCCA